GAAGAAGACTTCTTTGCTCTATGGAAACGTGTAGAAGCATCAGGAAGTGGAGAACCAGGATTGTATTGGACTAATAACCAAGATTGGGGAACCAACCCATGTTGTGAGATTGCTCTACGTCCTTATCAGTTCTGTAACTTGTGTGAGGTTAATGTAAGTGATATAGAAGACCAGTATGATCTTAACAATCGTGTAGGCGCAGCTGCATTCTTTGGCACATTACAGGCAGGCTTTACTGACTTTCATTATCTTCGTCCTATCTGGGCTAAAACAACTCAACATGATGCCTTATTAGGTATTGGTATGACTGGTATAGGAAGTGGTGAGATTATGAAATACGACTTAAAGATGGCAGCTACTGTAGCTAAGAAAGTTAATCAGATGATCTCTGAGAAAACTGGCATTAATGAAGCAGCTCGTATTAGTTGTGTCAAACCTTCAGGTACTACATCTCTAGTGTTAGGAACAGCTTCTGGTATACATGCTTGGCATAATGATTATTATTTACGTACAATGCGTTTCAACAAGAATGAAGACATTGCACAGTATCTAATGACTAATCATCCAGAGTTAGTTGAGGATGATGTGTTACGCCCACAAGATACCATCTGTGTACGTATTCCTGTTAAAGCGCCAGAGGATTCTATCCTTCGTACTGAGACAGCTCTTGATACATTAGAGAGAGTTAAACATTTCTCTACCAATTGGATTGGTTCAGGACACATAGATGGTGAGAACACTCATAATGTAAGCGCTACCATCTCTGTTAAAGAAGATGAGTGGAAGATTGTAGGTGATTGGATGTGGGAGAATCGTGAATTCTATAATGGTTTGTCTGTACTACCTTATTGGGGTGGTTCTTATCAGCAAGCTCCTTTTGAGGACATCACTGAAGAGCAATATAATTCACGTATTGGTGAATTAAAAGAGATCGATATCACTAAAATTAAAGAGCTAGATGATACAGTTAACTTCAACGAATCAGTTGCCTGTGGTGGAGGTGCCTGCGAGCTTGTCTAAGGAATTCTTAGCAAGCAGAGGGTCATGTTGTGGCAGTAAATGCTTAAATTGTCCTTACACTCCTAAGTGGGTTAAGGGATCTAAAGATTAGTATTTAGATTGTGGAGAATTCCAAATAGCCTAGAGGTTTTGCTTCTAGGCTATTTTATTTTTAATGAATATTTTGTATCTTTATATAACAAAAAATAAACGAAATGGCAAAAAAACAAACAGAAGCAGCTTCAGGTAAATCTAAGCTGGAGGACGCATTAGACGCGCTCAACAAAAAGTATGGCGTGGGTACCATACTATCACTAGGTGATAAAAACCATAATGAATATGATCTTATTTCTACAGGATCTATTGCATTTGACTACATCGCTCTAGGTGTAGGAGGTTTCGTTAAAGGGAAACTTTATGAACTTGTAGGCTGGGAGGGTTCAGGTAAATCTACTATATGTGGACATGCTGTGGCTAACTGTCAATCTAGTGGTGGCAAGGTTTTATACATTGATGGCGAGCATGCTGTTGATCCTAACTATTTTGCATCATTAGGTGTAGATATTGAAAGCATGTTAATTGCTCAGCCAACTTGTGGTGAAGAGGGTTTTCAAATTGCTATGGATATGATTAACACTGGTGAGATTGATCTTGTTATCATTGACTCTGATTCATCTTTAATCCCTAAGAAAGTTTTAGATGGTGATGTAGGCGATAGTTCTATTGGTAGAAAGGCTAAGCTTAACAGTGATGTCTATCCTAAGTTGAAAGGCATCCTATCTAAAAACAATACATGTGTTATTGTTGTATCTCAATATCGTGAGAAGATTGGTGTGATGTTTGGCGATCCTAGAACAACTCAAGGTGGCCATGCATTAAAGTTCTATAGTGATGTGCGTGTAGAAGTTAGTAAGACTCTTGCTAAGGAAGGTACAGAAGCTTATGGTAATCTAACCAAGATTAAGACTATCAAGAACAAGATGGCCCCTCCTTTCAAAGGTGTAGAGTTTGAGATTGTATTTGGCGTAGGTATTGATCGTATGTTAGAGGTCATGGATATGGCTAGTGAGTTTGAAATCCTACGTAAGTATGGTAAGACAATCACATATAAAGAAACTAAGTATGATCTTGATGAATTTACAAAAATACTTATAGATCATCCTGAGTTCTTTGATTCATTAAAAGAAGAAATTGTTAATAAACTATCTAATCAAGAAATAATTAAAATAGAAGAACATGAAAGTACACTTCAAGAAATTAGTGCAGGAAGCACAAACGCCTAAGTTTGGTAAGCCAGGAGATGCAGGCGCAGATCTTGTAGCTACAAGTATGTCAAATCATGATGATCATCTTGTATATGGTGTAGGATTAGCAGTAGAGATACCAGAAGGAATGGTGGGACTTGTATTCCCACGTTCTTCTATACGTCAGACAGATTTATTTATGGCTAATTCTGTAGGCGTTATAGACTCTGGATATCGTGGTGAAATCTTTATAACATTCAATGTTAAAAAGGGAGCTACTAGATGGTATCAAGTGGGTGATCGTGTTGCTCAGCTTGTAATTATGCCAGTACCATTAACTAAATATGTAGAGGTAGATGAACTATCAGAAACAGAAAGAGGAATAGCAGGACATGGCTCGACAGGAAATTAATCAACTAGAAGAAGAAATGCATCAAGAAGCGATTGCAAGAAAAAAAAAAGCAATGCAAGAAATGGATGAAAGAGGTCAGCTGAGTCAAGAGGAGATTAATCATAGACTAGAAGATCCATATGGAGCACGTAAAGTAATGAAACAGATACTAGATAGAGAGATGGTAAATCATCCTGATCATTATCAAGGTAGTGGTGGCATGGAAGTTATAGATATCATTGAGAACTATGACTTAGGATTCTCTCTAGGTAATGCTATTAAGTATATACTTAGATCTAATAAGAAAGGTAGTGCTAATCAAGACCTTAAGAAGGCGATCTGGTATATAAATAGAGAAATGAACAACCTAGTAGAAGAAGAAGATTGTGAAGACTTGTAGTGTAGAAGGCTGTGAGAAAAATGTATGGAGTAAGGGTTTATGTTTGAGTCACATCAAGCGTAAACCCATCACTCCTAAACGTGGAGGACTGATATCAGTTAAGCGTGACATGTTTGTGCAGAAGACTAAGATAGAGACAATGAGAAACTTATTCTTAGAAATCTGGAAAGAGCGCAAACATTACTCAGAAGTGAGTGGAGATTATCTAGGAGGTGAAGCATTATCAACATTCTTTCATCATATCCTTCCTAAGAGTAAATATCCTGATCTAGAATATGATAAATCTAATATTATTTTATTAACTTTGGACGAGCATACTGATGTAGAATCATGTATGTATAAATTTGAAGAAGTTAACAAGAGACGTATTGAACTTTTAAATAAAATAAACCAATGACAAATCAATTTTTCTACACTCGTAAAGAGGGTGATAAAGAGTTTACAGACTCTTTTAATGTAAACAAGGTAATTCGCAGCATTGCATTTGATGATGAGCTAGTTATTTTACTAGATGATATCCACGAGCGTGTTGAGGAGGTTCCTACACACAATCCTAAGACTGGCAAAGTAGTAGGTGTACAACGTAAGCGTGACATCTTCCAATCAGATATTCATTTGAAAGGTGATGATATTTTAAGATTTAAAAAACTAACTAATATTGAAGTATAATGACAGATTTCAAACAACTACGTGGCAATAGATTATTGCTAGACCTTCCTAAGAAAGATGAAGGTAAACTTATTGTGGACGACAACACAAAAGAAGCTCTTGAGAAAGAGATGATGCAGAAGCTTAACAAGCTTACAGTGCATGCTGTAGGTGATCTTGTTACAGATATCAAGGCAGGAGATGAGATATTAGTAGATCCAGCATCTCTAGGTAAAGCACCAGTGATTCCTATCAATGGAGAGAACAAGTTATTAGTATCACCATTTGATGTAATCCTTGTTTGGTAAATGGAGAATCTTCCTTTCATATCATGTAAATGTATCACCTATGGTAGGTTACACTTTCTAGAAGAGGCTGTAGAGTCTTTCTTAAAGCAAGATTATGCTGGACAGAAAGAATTAATTATTGTTAATGATTATCCTCTACAAAAACTATCTTACGAACATCCAGAGATTAAGATAATCAATTTAGAAGAAACGTTTCTCACCATAGGTGAAAAGGAAAACTTTGCATTAGAACAATGTTCAGGAGAACTAATTGCTGTGTGGGACGATGATGATATAGCTTTACCAAATCATCTTTCTAACATTGCTAAATATTTTACAGAAGATGGAGAACTTTTATTATGGGGAAATGGTGCATTAGTTCATGGTAATAATATACATGAATTAACAGGACTAGGTAATTCAGGTATAGTTTACACTAAAAAGATTTGGAAAGAGTTAGGAGGACATCCTCTTGAGAATGCTGGATACGATACTACATTCGTTAACCAAATTATCTATAGGCAAGGTGCTAAACCAATGATTGTGGCATATCCACCTAATGAAGAAGTGAGTTGGTTTTATATGTGGGGAGGTAGAGGATATCATATGAGTGGTCAAGGAACTGATACTCCAGATAAACCTAATGTTATACAAAGACATTCAGAACACGTAGAATTAGAAAGACAAGCAGGAAGAATTCTTACAGGAGATGTTCAATTGAATCCTAATTGGAAATATGATTATAAACAAATGCTAAAAGATTATGTTAGTAGACTTCATAA